AGTTTTCTCGAACTCGTTTTTAAGATCAAGATATTCTTGGCGCTTCTTTTCTTTTGATTGTTTTTGTTCTTCTTCTTCGCGCCGTTTTACTTCGTTAGCCCAGGCCACAGCGTCATTTGCTTCGTCTTGTTCGGAATATTCGTGGCCTGAAAATGGACATTTGTCTTGGTTTTCTTCGACCTCGAAGTCGTTAGCTTCTTCGAAGCTATCGACTCCGAGCTCTTGCAGGCGTTCAGCAAGTACCTTGCCTTGGATTTGCCTGCGTACGCGATCAGCGATGTCTTCAGGCTCCGGCTGGCCCAGGCTCGGTTCCACGGGCACGCCGTCAGGCATGAAGACCGGTCGGCCAGCTCGGTCGAGGTCGGGATAATAGCGTTGGTCGTGGGCGGACGGTTCACGAAAGTAAAGCTTCCGTGCGTTTGGGTTGAGACGTTCGCGATGCTGCTCGATGACTTCCGCGATAGCCTCCTGAAGTGTTCCTTCGTAGTGATAAGCATTGCGACTGGCCATTACTTCCTCCTGTATTTCCGAGAGCTTAGAATAACATAGACTTGCCAACTGGAGCCACCAGACGACGCGCTTGAATACTATGATTAGCCGTGACGTAGAGAACGTCTTCAGATGGCACAGCAAACGGTTCTTCAGACGGGACGCATTTAATGAAGTCTTCGTTGAGGGCGGGGGAGGAGCCGAAGATTCGAGCGAAGTGCCAGAAATCGAGTGTGGTTCGGAAGTCTCCGGCAATACGTGACCAAGCAGATCGATAATCATCATAACGATCCTGATAGCCAAAGACACCTTCGGGAGTGGCATGGGAAAAGTCGACTTCCTTGTTCAGGATGGCCTGTTGTCCAATGAATTGCAGCTCCGGCTGCCAGAAGTCTTCTTTGAAACGGCGGTTCCAAGGACGTTCGAGGCCATCCGAATAAATCGCCTTGGGACGTACGACCATGAACGTAAACATAAATCCGTGCTCCTCAAAGGTGCGACGCCACCGGCGAGAACGCATTCCTGTAATGCCGTGCCCCTTGAGATCTCCAACTGGATCGGTCCCAGGTCCTGTCTGCAAGACCTCAGAAAATTGAATAACATCTCGCCCGCCTCCGAGGAATTCTGGCCGCTGTAAACGTGAATCCGAATACCGGACTCCCATGTAGCGTAAATATTCACTGTATCGCGATCCATACCGTGCACGAGCCTCTTGCATCCGTTGTAACGCGGCCGCCTCGCGGAGAGCGTTGAGCGTAATTGCCGACGCCCCACTAAGGTCCGCGAAGACCTGGGGGCGATTAGTAGACGCATTAGGAACAGCGTTCGTTTGTGCCTTCATTGAAATGTTTATGCCACTAGCCTGCGAGTTCCAAGTGGGCTGGGCTGTATAATCCCCCGCAGCAGTAACGCCGAGAACCGTTTTATTAGAAGCGGCACTGGCACCAGTATCGATGCCAATACCCAGAATTGGAGCGGTGGTCCCGAGCGGAATCGTAATCTCCGGCCCCTTACTTTCCCAGGGACGGGCGGAAGTGAAATAGTCCTTCGGCCATGCCGCGTTTTGAAGGGCCGTGCTGGTGGTCGTGTCTGGCCCACTGGTGAGGTCGATTGTGAGAGGATTCACCAGGTCCTGATCGCGAAACCATTCGTTGAAGATCAGAGCGTAGCCGCGAAAAGGGAGAGCGGAAACTCCCCGAGAAGCAACCCCAGGAGGGACACCCAGATAGTCAGCCAGAGAGCCAACAGCGAAACCAGTGCTGACAGGCGTAGTGATAGTAGGAAAAACAGAAGTGTCATCGCCGTCCTCACCCCCGGTAATGAAGTCTTCCCAGTCTTCCCAGACGAGACGATTAGGTACAAAGAAATCGTAGATATCAACGTTGACCTTATGCATGACAGGGGCCAGTAGAGGAGAGCACCTGATAAGAGCCGACGTAGCTTTCTGAAATGTATCCCCCGGTAATACTTCGACGAGATTAATTGGAATGATTTCCCCGAGGTCCATTGAGGCGAGAAACGTAGAAGAGAGGCCATGTTTATGCCTTTTCATAGTGAGTACCTATGCTTGCGATATTGTTGCCGGTTAACGAGTACATTGAATGCTGGTGCGTTTATTTCCAAGCAGATGCTTTTATATACTTGCGAGAACGATAGGTAATGGCTTTTATTTTCTTCCGCATAGCGCCGCAGAAGCTGCACTTCCTCCTTTTTGTTGTCGAGGACGATTTGTGGCGCATCAGGGTCCCTTCCGATCTGTTCGCGTAATTTGCGAGTAAGGTAGCGCCCGAGTGGCCAGGGTTTGCCATTGTGGCGGAGGGAATTGGGTACATCTGGCATCGCTGCCAGTACTTTAGGCGGAAGTTCTAATAGTTTGGAGGCGATTTCTGGGACGTATCTTGAGCCGAGACCTCCGTTTTGCTTAGAGACGCGCGAGAACTCAGGATGTCTTCCACTAAGTCTGTAATCGTCTGGGTCGGTAAGCTTTTTCGTAACATATCCGCAAACATAAGCGGCGCTAGCTCGTTCCACTTGACCCAGATCGACACCTCCATGTGGCCATGCTCGTTGGACAGCGTCGCACTGATTACAGCAGTTGAGTCCGGTTTTAAATCGATAATGCCGCGTCCTACCATGATAGCACGACGGCATTCCAAAGATGATAGCGTGGTAATGAGGTCGGTGAGTGTCGCTTCCATACTCACCGTTCGCGAAATAGCGTAGCTTTCGTCCATAGCGGGCCTGATCTTTTCTTAGCCGCATCCAGAAGAGACGGAGATGATCTGGATCAAGACTTCCACCGGGCGGCAGATTTTCTTCCGAATACGTGAGAGTAATGAAAGCGTTGTGCGTATGCAGAGAGGCTTCGAGCATGACACGATGCGTCCATACCCGTTTCCTCTGTAGACGACAGGGCATGCACTGCCCACAGGGGAGTAGCATGCCCTTAATAAAGGTGGGATTTTGACAGAGACCCATTAGAGCCTGAAGCCTATCCGTAGTGGTGCGCCCCGACCGCGAGCGTGATTGTACTTCTTCTTGCCGCCGCGGCGACGCCGTCTGCGCATTTTCATTGATCTCTTCCCTTGAAACCGCCGGTCATCCAGCGGGAGTTGCTACGACGCTTGATATAATACTCCTGTTTGAGAGGGTTCCACTTCCAAAATTCGTCAGGTCCCAGCTTAACATCGGCTGGGGGTTGGTGTTGAACTCCGACAGAAGGCAGCAGACGGTTTCGGATTGCCCAGGCAAGTTCGGCGGCAACGTCATCTTCTGTACGATCCTTAGAATCCTTTGACTGGACTGGCGCCCAGCCAGTAGGCGTTCGTAGATAGCCCATTTCCGAGACAGCACCCGCTTCCTGAGACGGTGCAGTACCAGTAGACTGCCGGGACATTGGGTTAGTTTTGACAAGCGGACTATTTCCTTGTCCTTCGACAAGCATTCGATCGCCCGCTGTCGGTAGTGGTGGGTTTGATTCTTGGCGAGTCTTTGCAATCTGTGAACGTAATAGCTCATTTTCTAGACCCATGCGTTCCGTTGCCAGTGCTTGCTGCGTCGAAGTAATTGCATCCAGCTTTGCGCTCGCAGGGCGAGTAGCGTCCACCGCGCGAGATATATCCTGTCCTGCCTCAGCAAGGCCGGAGAGTGGATTAGTATTCCCGACAGATACAGGCGCGTATGAAACGGTATTCGCGCCCAGTGCGTATAGGGGATGAATGCCAGCTTTCTTTGCATCATCTACCTTCCATTGTATTCCGTTCTGCGCGAACTCTTTCTGTTGTTGATATTGCTGTTTCGCAGCCTTCTTAGCCGAGCTCGCGCCGAAGATACCGGACGCGATACTGCCGAGCGAAGAGGCGATTGCTTCAATCATCAGCATTTTACCTTTGAGTTGGGAGTATAACGGGCGGTTTTTTGTCCGTTTTTGCCGGACCGCCCAGTAGCAAATAGAACCTCCTTCCGAATACTACGATCTTTGCAGACCTTGACCGTTTTGGGAGGCGTATTCGGTTTGTAGAGGTTGTTTCCCGTCGCATTCTGAGCCACGCGACGTAGAGGCGTGGCGTATGGCGTAACGTCCGGGGCGTTGCGGACGATTGAAGCCGGTCGATATGGAGTTGGTAGGGCGACCGGCGTAAGCGACGGGGAGTAGGTGATACCGAGGGGATTGACTGAAATAGATCGAGTTGTATTGAGGGGCAGGGTGTCCCTAGAGATTGTGGCATCTCGCCCTCTACTCTTAGCCATTTCATCCCCCGTTGGTATCAGTTAGCAGAGTGATCATCAAGTAAGATCACTCTGCTGTCAACTCCTATCGAGTTGGGGGACCAGAGCCAGCAGGCTACGCCTGCCGTCTCTGGATCCCGCACGGCCATTCGTACAGGGAATGGCCATCGCGCTACCGCGCTCGTTTTTGTGAAGATAGAGGGGGTCTCACCAGGAAGCATGACGCTTCCTGGAGCCGACCCCCCGCTTACGCTCACTTCGTAAGGGGTCGGCTCCAGGAAGCATCATGCTTCTGAGGGGACCGCCGCCGAAACGGCGTCGGTCTGTGCCAGTGGCGGGTAGTGGTAGGAGGTGGGGAGACCCAGGCTAACGCCTGGGACCCCCCACCTCTGCGAGGACTACGATTGCGGCTTAGTAGCCTCGCCTTCGCCGGCTGAGGGAGAGGTGGAGGCCGGCGGATTAGTTTTCTCGAACTCGTTTTTAAGATCAAGATATTCTTGGCGCTTCTTTTCTTTTGATTGTTTTTGTTCTTCTTCTTCGCGCCGTTTTACTTCGTTAGCCCAGGCCACAGCGTCATTTGCT